ATCAATGTGAGGTATTTTTGGCTCCTCTTTTTGATTTCCTTCAACTAATTGTTGCTCAACCTCTTGAACACTTTTTGGTTCAACGACATCTAATGATTTTACTTTTAATTCCATTTAATTTGATTTTATTTGTTACAAAATTATACAAAAATTCAATACGATTTTAACGAGGCTCAAACTCAGCCATATCAAAACCATCTAAACTATCTTCATTTGATTCAAAACTTAATGGAGGTAAGTTATTCTTTCTTTGGTCTATTAACTTTGATTGCTCTGTATTTTGTTGGCTTATTCTCTTAGCCTTTGCATCTTCTCTGTCTTTTTCTCTCTTAGACAACGTCTCCATCTCCATTCCGTGCAACTGCTGATTATATTGGAACTCCTCAGCCATCAAATGAGACTTGAACTCGGCTTCTTTCTCCATCTTCATAATATCAAATTGCACCTCAGCTTGTTTTATTTTCATCTTAGCCTCAGTTTCCATTTGTATCTTTTGCATAGCCGTTTGTGCAGCCAACTGCTGAGATTGCATTTGTTGTTGTGCAGTAATGGCTTGTTTCTGCATAGCCATCTTCTCTTCTCTAGCTTCTTTCTTAGTTCTCTTAACTTTCAACAACTGATTAGCAAGTTTAATATTTTTAATCTCACGTATATCAATAGCATCTTCAAGATTAATATCTCCCTTAGATAAAGCCATTTGTATATTGGCTTCAAGCTGTTGCTTCTGTTCTTCATCAGGAGAGATTTCTATGAAAATGCCAAAGTCATAGATATACAAGTCTGAAATCTCATCAAGTATACCAACATTGTACTTTCCTATCTTGTTTACAAAATCATCCTTGAAGTCAGAGTACTCTAGTATATCTGCTACCCTATATGTTAATGCTTCTGCTAGTGAGCGATATAAGAATAGCCCTGAGTCAAGAATATGTCTTGTGGCGGTATTGGAATTTAAAGCGGCTAATTTTTGTAGACCAACTAAAGAGTTCGGATCAGGGCTAGAACCATCCCTAGCTTCGTTCAATCCTGTTACAGACCTAATCATATCTAAGTAATGATTATAGTTTGCAATAAGCATTTGCGTCTTAGCTGCTCCAGAGTTTGACGTAAGCTGAGTAATAGGCACTCTTGCATTATTAAATTCACCATCCTGAGTAAAGCTCCTACCAATTACACTACCTGTTTGGAAGTATAACCTTAAAGCATCCTCAGGATTATAAGCATTGCCCGTACCTAAGTCAACTTCATTCAATCCATCGGCATCTATGAATACGCCATCAGGTACAATACGATTAATAACTTGTTGTAATTTCAAGTGAGTTATCTGAATCAAATCCGCAAACGGAATCATCCTTCTGCACAAAGACTCAATAACACCCTTGTACATACGTGGAGCACAAGCTACATAGTTTGGTATAGCGTGCTGAGAAGCAGATTTAGGTCTAACCATATTCTGAGACATCTCCCACTTCAATAGGATATTGCTACCCATAACAAGTATACCTTCATACCAAACGTCAATAGTTTTCTCTATCTTTTGAAAGTTACCTTCCTCCATCATCTCTGCAGGAGGATTAAATGTATCGTCCTTCTCAATTACTCTTGAACCACCGTTCTCAAGCAATCTTTTCTTATATACAATTTTCTTTGTAGTCTTATAGTTGAAATAAAGCAACGTACAAGTATCTCTGTAGAACATACTATTCTCATAGAACTGAGCTACGTTGAAATAGTCATACCAACCTCTGCTATATTGAGATATCTTATCTAAATCTTCGTGAGTCAATGATTGGTCTATCTTCATAAGCTCAGTCATAGGAACTGTCTTAATCTCACCCCAATAGAAACAATCTCTAAAGTATGGGTCTTCAGTATAACTATAAACCACATTTGCAGGATCTACGTAAGATATCTTTACTCCTGCTCCCGGAAGAAATTCGTGTTTCGCAATAGCAATGCCAATAACAGTAGCGTCATAGTCAAGTCTTTTTCTTATATCGTCATACTTGTTCTCATCAAACATAGTATTGATGGCTTCTTCTTCAGCAATCTCAATTGCAGGCTTGTACTTGAGCTGCATATGTAATTGCATCTCCTCATCATTCTCAGGAAGCTCATCAGGGTCCATCATAAACGGATCTACGCCTGCTCTTTCTTGTATTATTGAAAGCACATCTTTTGCTGCAGATTGCCCCTGCACCATATCCTGATATTGATTTCTTTTTTCTTGAGACAACGCATCTTGTGCATATGCCTTTACTTTGAAAAGTCTATCAGACATTCCATTAACAACAATATCAACAAACTTGGGTATGATTGGAACAGGCGTCCAATCTATGTTTAGATAAGACAAGTCTCCATCAATAGCCAACTCGTTTTTATATTTACCAATTGGCTGCTCTCCTCTTGCGTATAGTCTTAGCCTATGAAAGTCACGCCATTGTCCATAATATCTACAAGAGTTACCGTCTTTTCTAAACCACTCATACTGAATGGCTTGACCAACTTGTAGTCCAAATTCGTCTGATGCTTTTTGAGCATCACTTGCTAACTGACTTGGAAATGCTGCTGATTTTATGTCTATTACTATATCTTTCATTGAATCAATTGACTTTGATTACCATCATTTCTATATCTTGCGAAGTTAATACTTATTTTCGATTCTTTTTTTTCAGGCATATATAAATGCTTCTGATTAGCCATTATAGCCAACCCTGAACTTATGGCGGCATCAAACCTTGTTCTATCGCTTATATCAAACTTAGCCCAATCTTCTAATGTCTTCATAAATGGCATCGTTCCCATCTCATCAGGATCTCTATATTTTCCTTCTAAATCCAATCCCACAAACTTCTCAATATATGACTCAATAGCAGATGCGTGCGATTGTCTCACATCCTCAGAGCTATTAGGTATACCTCCTAGCTCACGCTCTGTCTTAGATAGCTTTGCAAATGGCTTGTCGGGCCTGTTCATACAAAACCCTCTGTAGCCTCTATTCTTAAAATGATATAGTAATCTCGGCTTGTTATTCTCCGCAAGTATAGGCATACCGTAAAACACACAAGCCATAAGTACTTCTTCAAAGAATATCTCAGCCGTCTGAGGGCGAGCAATGTACTCCAAGAAGAACTCATTCACAGGAGCATCATCCATATGGAACTTAGTCATTCCGTGAAGCGCACCATTAGAACCACGTCCTACTACAACTGCAGATATATCATAGGAGTCACAACCAAATGAGCCTAAATGCTCATTGCCCGGATACCTTATGCCATTTCTTATATGGACATTATTTTGATAATGCTTAGGCGGCGTCCAACTAATCAAGAACCTTCCTGATTTATTTGGAGTCCAAACAACCTCAGTATCCTTTACGCCATCTTTCCAACTAAACGAGCCACGAGTAAGATAATGTTCTTTAATCATAGAATCATTATAGTCAATCTGATGGTATATCTTGGTTAGATTAAATAACGCTTGCTTGCTCTCATCTCTAAATGCGTGTGATTCTGTTCTTGGAAACTGACGATAAAATTCATTTAATGCATCAGAGTCATTCTTAAGAGAGTCAACCTCTGCTTCCCAATAATCAACGGCGCCATTAATTATATTCATTCCATCCACACCAATCACAGGCTCTGCAGGCTTCCTAAACACAGGCATACCATACCTATCTATAAAACCTTCCATATTCCATTCCATTGGAATAAATAAAGCATATAGGCCACTCTTAGTTTGTCCGTTCTTGTTTCGCGAACTGATTCTTGAATCTTCGTAAAGACTTTTAAAGTTATCACCGCCCTTGCTCAAAGCATTTGACGTTGAACCCATCATACACTTGCCTATTATCTTGCTACCTAACCTCAAACAAGTTTTAGTTACACGCCAATTGTTTAAGATATTATTTGGCTTAACCCACTTTCCGCTCTCATCGTGAGCCAAGAATAATAGCTTTTCACCATCATAAGAGTTCTCTTCGGTATTCTTCCAATCTATTGTGGTATCCAATCCGTCTATATCATTGTCATCTACGTCATACATATTCTTCTTGGTAATCTTTGACGCAGGCACACGAAATGCTAACTCAGTCTTTGGCTTGTCCATACCATCCATTACAGGTCTGAAGAAGAATGGCAATCTATTATTTATTGGAACTACCTTATCTGTAAACATTTTTTTAGCATCAGCACCTGTCTTTGACAATATACCAATGCGCGCATCACGCGCAAGCGTAGCTATGTTAACGCATTCTGCAGAAGACATAAACGAGAAACCTGAACGTCTTATCTTTAAGTATATCATACCAAAAGCCCTATTATCAGCCTTGCACGCTTCCCAAAAGATAAAATATATCCTGTTGGCTTCTCTATAGTCGGGGTATCCTATGTCTATACTTGCCCATTGCAAATACATCCAATGCGATCCGGTTATGTATGTAGGAACGCCATTGTTCATAAACCAAAAGCCATCCTCTCTATAATCAAATTGCTTTTCTATATAATCAACCCACTCATTTTTAAAATCAGAAGACTTCTCATTCCAATGGAATATAGACTGTATTTTAGTTAACTCTTTAGGCAACATTTCCCTCTCCCAATACTGCTCTTCTTTCTTGTTACTTCTTTTAAAGCACTTATCAGGAGCAGGAGGAAGCGCAATCATTAATCCTGATATATTTATGGTTTGACCTATCTGACCATTCTTTGAGATAACCACTATATCGTGCTCTTGGTTATATCCATACGCCCATCCTTTAGCCTTATTTTTCTTGGCTATTATCTCAGGTGCGATGTATCCATCGACCACATTGTATATACTATTTAGATCTTCGTTCAGCAAATCCTTGTTTTGTATCTACTTTACTTACTCCTTTTTCAATTGCCTCAATGCTTTCTTTCTCTGCCTCTATTCTAGTCAGAATCTCGAATGCATCAAATATAGCTAACTTTTTTGTAGCCGCTGCGTTCTTTAATTTGTCGGCAGACAGGTCATCGCCTTCTTCCTCGCTTGGCTTAAGTATACTTTCTTCAGCTACCTTGATAAGCTCAAGAACAGCCTTATGACCTGCCTGTATTATTCTGAGTTTTGTTTCTTTATTAGTCATAACTTATTTATAAAACATTACATAAACAATTCTTCCGCTTTCCCATCCAACATTTGGATATTTACTATGAAAATAGTTGCAAGGATACATTACACCTCTGTTTACTTCATATCCAATAACAGAATGTAAATTCCATTTGTCGATATTGTTAGATTCGCTAGCAAGCACTTTATCGTATTCTTCAAATGAAACATTCTCAGGTAGACACTTCCCTAGTTCTTTATGCTTCCAAAAAGCTGTTCCGTGTAGTCCTTCCATTTGCGATGGCGATAAGTATAATACCAATGCACGTTCAGGTCTTTGACCATTTATAATAGCATCTGAATGAATACGCCAATCGGTATCAACATTATCTGTTGCTACTCTAAAAAAACTAAATATATTTTGCCTATCTCTATTCTCTATTACACTTATTGAATTTATAACAATATTATCAAATTCAGGAGTAGATTGTTGAATCCAAAAACTTTTATCTCCTGCTTCAACTTCA